CTCAGACTAAATCATATTCAGCAACGAATCGAAGATGAACTGAAAGATAACTCTTTTATTGCTATCCTTAAATCACGTCAGATGGGTTCATCAACCTATATTGCTGCTAAGTTCTTCCACGAAACGCTTTTTAATACCAATACTCGTATTGCTGTAGTAGCCCATACTCACGCTGCTGTTAAAAACATCTATCAAATCTATCAAAGGTTCTATCATAACCTTCCGTCTTTCCTAAAGATTGAGACAACTGCTGCCTCAGCTAACGAACTAGCGTTTGTTACAGGCTCATCTATTAAGATTGGCACAGCAAATAGTCAAAACTTCCGTGGTTCTACGTTCAGTTGTATCCATGCCTCCGAAGTTGCCTTCTGGGCTGACATGAATACCACGATTCAATCGCTATTCCAGACTGCATCTAACGATCCAACTATTATATTAGAAACAACACCCAAGGGTCTTAACGATTTTTATCTATTTTGGTCTGATGAGAACGCATACACTAAGCTATTCCTTACTTGGAAAGAGCACAAGGAGTATAACAGAAAGAAGTTTCCTAAAGGTTGGAAGCTAACTGACGTTGAAAAAGCCTACATCAAAGATAACTCTTTATCAAAAACACAAATAAACTGGTTTGTATACACACTACGCACACGCTGCGGCAATAACATACATACCTTCAAGCAAGAGTATCCAGCCCGCGATGAAGACGCCTTTATTGCTTCAGGCACCTTTGTATTTCCTCAGTTCTCAACTAACCTTATCAAGCCTCCAACTGAGTTTGGTTGGAAGTTCTTTAGTCCACCTAACAAATATAAGACTTATATTCTAGGTGTTGACACCGCTTCAGGTAGTCCAACAGGAGACTTTAGTGCTGCTGCTCTTATTGACATCACCAATAGAGATAAGATGGACCTTGTAGCCACGTTCTATGACCGTCTAAGCTTGAAAGAATACTCAAAGGAAATACAGAAGGTGTGCAGCAAATACCAGCCGCTAATCGTCTGTGAGCGCAACTCTTATGGTCAAGCTATTATCGAGGATTTACGCGCAGCAGAGTATCCTTATCTATTTACTGAGACAAAATATGACAAACTTACAGGAGCTTTTACAGATAAGCTTGGGTTTTATACTTCTACTGCTACCCGTCCTATATTAATAGCAAAGCTTGTTAGCACTATTACCTCTAATATTCTTCCTATTAAAGATAAAAGACTACAATATGAGTTTATGAACTTCATATACAACGAGAAAGGTAAGGCAACTGCTGAGACAGGATTCCATGATGACCTTATTATGAGTCTTGGCTTTGCTCTTATGGGTATGGATCAAGCTTTCTTCGTAGAAGAGGAAAAGAAAAGACTACACAGACCACGCAACGTCTCTGAGATGATTGCTTTTGAGCACGCTACAGGTCAACCGCTAAGTAAAGTTCCTCAAGACTATTGGGCAGATGAGTCTCCACTAGATAATCTGCTATCTAACTTTGAGGTTCTGTGACGGCAGTGTGGTAAAATATGAGCCAGGGGACGCAACCCCGATAACAAGCGGGCGACGGAGAAATAGCGTATATGAGCTTTTTAACAGATGAGCAAAACGAGGAAGTCGCAAACCTCTTTCAAGGAAATCAAGTTGTAGAGGATGAAAGTCCTATTGAATCAGAAGTCGAAGCAGCGCCTGCTGTAGAGACACTAACGGATGCAAATACAGAGGAGTCATCCACCTTTGGACAGAACGAGGACAGTGGACATGCTGTTCCCTATAGTCGCTTTAAGAGTGTAATCGAAGCGCGCAACGAGTTAAGAAGTAAAACTTCTGCTCTAGAATCTCAGTTATCTGATCTGAGAAGTCAACTTGATAGTAAGAATACACAACCTGCTGTTCAGCAGTCCTACGAATCAGTAATCGATTATGATGATCTTTCAGATTATGATGATTACTCAGATCCTATGGATAACAAGTTACAAACATATGAGGATCGTATCTATCAGATGGAAGTAACACACGAACAACAGAAGTTGTCTTCGGAAATCAACGTGGCAACACAACGATTTCCTGACGTTTCAAAGGATGTTATTCTTCAGGCCGTTATTAACGACCCAGATGTGGATGTTATGGATGTAGCAGAGCGCTACTCTACTTTCGTCAACGGACTTCGTGAGCAAGCAATCGCTGAATACTTGCAGACTAACCCACAGGCTGCGCCACCCGTCGTAAGACCAGACGCGCCACCTGTTGTAAGTTCTGCTGGTAGCTCGCTACAAGGGAGACTTCCTGGTTCAAGTCGGACATCACGTCCACAAAACATGGATCAGGCTCGTAACTCTCTATTTGATTATTTAAAAGCTAACTGGTCTAACTAGACCGGACATAAACAACTATAAGGAGATTTTATTATGTCAGCATCAATCGCAACACTCGATAGTGTTCTAAAAAACTTTTACGCGAAGGCAATCGCGGAACAGCTCAACCAAGAAGTTCTCATGCTTGAGTTATTCGAAAAGGCCAAACTTGACTGGTCAGGTAAGCGCGTTGTCGTTCCTGTTCACGTCGCCCGTAACAACGGTGTAGGCTTCGCTGCTGAAGGCGCTGCTCTACCAACTGCTGGTAACCAGACTTACGAAGAGCTTCAAATCACTGCGAAGTTCCTTTACGGTCGCTTTCAACTAAGTGGTCCAGCTATCTCAAGTGCTAAAGGCGCTTACTCTTTCGGTAACTACATCGACCTAGAGCTTCGTAAGCTTGTTGAAGACGTTCGTAAGAGAGCCAACGTTGCTACCTTCTCAGGTCAGACAACTACTGGTTGGATTCACACCCGCGTAGGCAACGGTGCTGCTGGTGCCCTAGCTAACTCTGCTGGTGGCACGGACATCCCCTTCTCTGGTGATGCTTCTGAGCTAGAGCGTAAGCGCGCTGCTGCTGTTGCCGCTGGTGGATCACTTCAGGTCAAGATGCGTCGCATGAGCGATTACGCAATCCAGAACGCTGGTGTGCTCGTTACTGTTACTTCAGTAAATACTGCTGCTAACACAGTTGTTCTTACTTCTGGTGCTGCTTACGCCGTGCTCACCGCGCTTCGTGATGATGATTGCTACGCTGTTGAAATCACTGGTGATGCTGCTGCACTAGCTAACGCTAACCTTGAAATCACTGGTATTGCGACTAACCTCGCTTCTGGTAGCCACTTCGGTGTTGACCGAACTGATGCAACTGGTGTTCCTGCACTACAGTCTGATTCTATCCGCTCAGTCGAAGACAGTGGCGTTATTGCTGACTACGATACGTTCCAGAACTTAGCTCTTGAGCGTATGCAAACTCTTACTGATAGCATCTTCTCAGAGTCAGGTTTAGAGCCAGACATGATCATGATGAACCCATCACAGCGCGCTTCTTACACTGCCCTCTTGGTTGGTGTTACTGCTGCTGGTGTTCCCGGTAACCTTTACAAAGACACTGGTAGTGCTGGTAAGGGCGACGGTGGTTTCAGTGGTCTAGGATTTAATAACATCCCTATTCGTGTATCAGTAGATGCCGGTAAGAACATGTTATACTTCCTTCACACGAAAGCATGGAAACTAGCAGAGCTTGAAAAGGCTGGATTCGCTGACCTAGACGGAAACATCCTAGCTCGTGCTGGTGTTGGAACTGGAGGCATCGACGCTTATGAGGGTTACTTTAGGATGTATTGTGACGAATACTGTGAGCGTCCTAACGCAAACGGTGCTCTAATCGGCGTTTCTCTCTAAGAGATTATTTTTGGAAGGGGGGCAGTCGCTTGGGCTGCCCCTCTTCTGGAGTTTATATTTATGATAACTATCTTTTCAGTATTACAAATCATCTTCTATCTTGCTGCTATTACAGCGTTATCGAAAATAGGGTATGATTTGTCTTGCTTATTAAGTGCTATGACCAGTAAGATTAACTGGGAACTAAGCCAAAACCAGATGTGGGATAAGCAAGAAGAACTGCAAGGTAGTTCAACTTTACAGGACGTATATCATGACTAAATACAAAGGAAGCTTACCAAGCGGTAAAGTCTTTGACACAAAGAAAGAAGACGAACGAAAAGCAGCAAAAATACGCAAAACTGCCGCTACAAATATGTCTATGGAAACGTCGGCTGGCGATGTTATTGGTAGTATAGCTCCAATCGTTGGTGCTGCGGTCGGTGCATACTTTGGATCAGGAAACCCAGCAGCTATACAAGCTGGTTACCAAGGTGGTAAAGCTATTGGTGGCGTAGTTTCTGATAAAGAGCAAAGAGAAGAAGTCTTTCAAGAAGCTTCAGAAGCAGAGCAAGAGTTAGAACAACCCAGCGCTTTAGCTAAACAGCCAGGAAAAGACGACAAGAAGAAGAAGAAAAAGAAAGAAACTGAAGGTGATGCTTTTACACAAGCTTTAGCTTTATACAACAAGTTTAGCAAAAAAGATGGTGATAAGGGGATAAGCAACTGATGCAAAACAATCTAGAACATGATGGCTTTCCTACACAAATCAAATCTATGTTGGATTCAGCTAGAAACGCTAAACTTAATCAAACTAGAGTATGGGATTTATCTCTCATGTATCTTAACGGACAACAGAACGTTCGTTATGATAAGTCTCTTCAACAGTATGTAACCCTTCGGAATCAGCCTGGACGTAATCAGTTGATCGTAAACCTGATTCTGAATATGTATCGGGCTGTAACATCGCGTTTAGCAACTAACTATCCAGGCGTTTCAGTTATGCCTGCTTCACCTTCTAACGAAGATATCATCAAAGCGAAGTCTTCTGAGGAAGCACTTAAATATTTTTATCATAGTCAAAGTGTAAAACGCGAACTAACTACTGCTATTGAGTGGTTAGTCTCCTGCGGTAACTGTGCTTTAAAAGAATACTACGATGCTGAAGAGGATTGTATCAAACTAGAAGTTATCTCACCTTACGATCTTTTCTTTGAAGCTGGATGTTCTAACCCAGATGAATCTTCTTTTATCGCTTGTCGTAAGATTGTTCGTAAAAAAGACCTTGAAGCTGCATATCCACAACATATGGAAGCAATCAACGACGCTCAAGCTTTATCATCTGACCAATCAGAAGACAACTCTTACCCACATACTAAATCATATCAAGGTGAATCCTTTTACTATCCTCGTGTAGAGATCTACTCAGTATATTTTAAAGATGGTAACTACGGCATCGTTATGGGTAACACTTGGCTTTACAAAGGAAAAAGCCCAATCAAGGGTATTCCTGTTCAGTTTATTCGTTACACAAACTTGCCTGATAAGTTGTGGGGCATCGGCATGGTGTCAAACATCTTAGATCTTCAGAACCTCTACAATAAAGTTAGAAACCAAATCGTTCAGAACGTTGAGATGATGTCAAACCCAAAGTGGTTGATTCCAAAAACGTCTGGTGTAAACGGCTCATCAATCCGTGGAACCCCCGGTGAAAAGATCTACTACAACGCCGCTGGTGGCGCTCCTCAACAAATAGCGATGAAAGGTATGCCTAGCTATGTTCTCGACCATGTATCGCGCTTACAGAGCGAGATGCTGGACGTTGCTGGTGTTCACTCAACTACACTCGGCAAGCGAGCAGTAGGTGTGACCTCTGGCAAGGCTATTGAGGCCCTTGGCAAGCAAGATGTTAGTCAGTTAGTTATGACTCAGGAAAACATCGAAAGCGCTGTTAAGAAGATGTCTGAATCTGTTCTTCAGTTGATGAAAGAATATTACACCGAAGAACGTTTTATTAACATGATGGATACAACAGGCAAGTTAGTTTGGCGTTCACTATCACAAACAAATATTGTTAATAAGCCAGAAGTATTTATCGAAGCTGGTTCACTATTCCGTGATGAAGCCCAAGATAGAGATGCTAAGATTCTTAACTTACTTGAACTTGGCCTTATCGATAAAAAGCAGGCTATGCGTGAAATCTCCTTTAAGACAGGCAACGCCATGGTTCTTGAAGAAATCCAATCCCGCAATCACGTCCAAGACATGCTTGATGCTGTTAAAGCAGGCGCACAGATTGAAATCTTTGCTACTGATGATATTCCAAAGTTCACTTCAATCTTTGGTGATTACATGAAAACACCTGAATATTATGAGTTAGCTCAGTTTGTTCAGGATTACATGAGAGATATTCTTATTGCCTTGGCTACTTACACTCCACCTGATCCTAAAAACCCTGGTGAGAATAGAGTTAAATACAGAGTATTCCCAACACACTTACCTACGAACGATCAAGATAAGATGTTAGAAGGACTTGTAACTCAAAGTCCACAAGCTGCTGAACAACAGATAGAAGGTTCTGCTGAAGACGCTATGTTGGTAAACGCTATGACTACACAACGTGGTCAAGTTCGACAACAGGCACAAAGTAACGACTTAGCAGTTATTAATAGAAGGCCAACGGAGTAATAACACATGAATACAGCACAAATCGCAGAACTGTTTAAACAATATGTAGACGATTCCGATCTTACTTTTATGGATGATGATACAAAAGTAAACTTTTTAAACTTAGGATGGAGAGAGTTAACTTTTAAAGCTGCTGAATCAGATAGTAACTTGTTTGGAACTTCTCAGAACTACATCAATATCAACGCTGATACTTTAGACTTAGCTCTCCCAGGAGCTTCAGGAAACGCTATTATGGGCAGTGCTCCTGTTGCTGATAGGCTGTATCGTCTGATGAGAGTAGCGCGCTCAGATGCTGGCACAGGGCTAGCACGCTATTACTTACAGGCTGCAAACTCACTCGTAGAGATGCGAAACGGTGTAAACCGCTATATGTTAAGAGGCACACAACTTTTATTTAGCGAACAAGCTGATAGTTGCCTTGTAGAATATGTTGGTTTTCCCACAGAACCGTTCACAGTTATTAATACAGCAACAGGTGCTGGTGTTTATCTAAACGAAATAGCTGCATATTATGGTGACCTTATCGCACTTATGGCTTGTAAACACTACCAAATCAAAGACTTTGCTGCTAATCCAATCTTGATGGCTCAACTTACTATGAGGAAAAACGAGTTAGATTCTTACCTTATGACTGGTAGGTCATGGAATCAAAACAATAACGTCGTAGGAACAGACGAAGCAACATATTACTAAGGTGGTAAATATATGAATCACTGTGAAAGGAACTAAAATATGGCTTACCATAAACGAGAAATAGGTATTTATAGAATAGTTTCACCAAACGGAAAGACTTATATTGGAAGCTCCGTTAGTTGTTCAGAAAGATGGAGAGACTACAAAAAGCTTCGTTGTAAGGGACAGCAAGCGATTTATAACTCTCTAAAAAAATATGGTCCTGATAATCACAAGTTCAGTGTTCTCATCAACTGTGAAGAAACAAATCTTGTAAAGATGGAACAACTCTATATCGATATATATCAGCCTCAGTTAAATATCTGTATGACCGCAGGAAGACCACCAGATCGCACTGGACAGGTTTCTTGGAATAAAGGGATACCAAGGTCGCCAGAACTTATTAAGCAGCACACAGAGTTTCTGCGTGGAAATCAATACAGGTCTAAGAAAGTAATCCAACTTAATAAAAGCGGAAAGTTAATCGCTACCTTTAATAGCGCTAAGGAAGCAGAAGACTTAACCAAAGCTAATCGAAACGGTATCTCAAGAGTTTGCCGCAACAAACAAGCAACCTGTGGTGGGTTTAAGTGGAGATATGATGGCCAGTCCTAAAAAAGAAATAGATATAATAACAGACGGTATGGCTCTTAGCGACCCCTACAATAACCAAACGTTTATCCAAAACCTTTATAAAAACCGTGGACTTTACGAAACTCGTGATGGTTTTGGCACTCTTATGGAGTTTAACGCTCCCTTATCTGCGCGCATAACTGGTGATGCTGCAAATAACGAGGAGTTTGGTCTAAGGAAACACTTAGGTTCTTATACTTTTGTAACAGATTTTGGTCATGAACAGATCCTTTCTGTGTTTTTAGCACGAGGATGGACTGGATATAAGGCAGAAGCAGGCACAGATTACCTTGATTACTACTGTGTTAACATCTATGACGTAACTACAAATAACTTTTGGCAGGAAGTTCTCTACGATCACACTGCCGAACAAGAGAAGACTAACCAAACTACTGGTTATTACAGAGGTTTTCTTGAAGCAAGACCACCTTTGCTAAACTATTCAAGCATAAAAGAAGCTAAAAGTGATGATTTCTTTTTTAGTGATTATCTAGGTAAAGTCTATTTTGGTTCAAAAGAATCAGGTGTCTTTATCTACAATCCAGCAGCTTTTATAACGAATAGAGATAAACGGGTTAATAACTTAAACTCAAGAGACCATGTATGGTCTTCACTAACAAACCAATACAGTGAAACATCACTAATAACTCCAATAAGTTTTAAAGATGGTCTGTTTATTGATGCGTATGGTTATATTACAGATGATGAACTAGGTGGTATCGTAGATTTAGATGCTAACGACGGACGTATTGTTTATGCCTCTGGAAGATCTATTTACTTTTCAGATATAGGTGTTTCAAACGCTATCATCGGTGATAACACTTTTACCTTTCACGAACTACGTTCTGATATTACAGCAATAAAAACGTTTAACGAGATGGTAATCGTTTGGTCCAAAGATCAAACTTTTATTTACCAACCATCACAAGGTGTTCTCTTAACCGCTGGCCGTATGACTGAGGTTCATAGCGAAATAGGTTGTTTAGGTCCAAACGCTGTTCTATTCCGTCAAAATAGAATCTTTTGGGTTGATGATAACGGAGTGTATTCTACTGGAACAGGCTTTTCCGCAGAGCAAGTTTCGCTTCCAATCAAGCGTTTCTTCACAGATAGCACAGTAAACCCTTTTGTTCACTACTTTGCAGCTAACGGTTTTGTAGGAACAGACTTAAACTCCCCAGACTTTGTTTATCGCTTTAGAGATAATACTAGCCAAGTGCATCTAACCTATGATGAAGTATATGAGCAACTTATGCTTGTTGTTCCAGAACTAAACTTAGTTTGGATTTATAAAAACGGTTGGTATCTATGGTCTTTTACTTCGATTGTAGAGTCAGAACCAGATGGTGCTGGTGGATATACTTATAAAGTAAGCGGTAATCCAAACATATCATCGCCTTGGCTTACAAGCACACAAACAAAAACTTTTGCCGTAGGTGGAAGTGAAACTAAACAGATTATTAATAAAACTGTTAGCCGTGAAGGTTTACCAACTACACAAAATATTGGTATCAATAAGTCTTGGAGATTATTTCAGTGGGGTAGAGGCGGCACACTTGATGGTTCTACAAGGGATTTTGACGAAGGTAAAAGAACTATTGGTTTTTATGATGGTTCAGAAGATTCTACCAACAACACAGTTTGGTTTGACCCACTAGAACGCTGGGGCAACAAACTATCAGCAGATGTAACACAAGCTACCACATATACAGAAGAAGATGAGCTATGGTATTTGCCCATCTACTTTACAACAAATCAAGCAGGCCATCATCAAGTCCTTGGTTTTAACTTAGAGTTTTCCTATGACACAACCAAATATCAAACTGTTCCCTTCGCAGGAGCAGGAGACGACTCAATCGTCTTTATGTTGCCCACCGAACGAGCAGTCAACTATAGCGGATATTCACCAGGGACTATTGCAGGAACAGCGCAAGTTTCAGACACTGCTGGAAATATTAATATCAAGTTTGATGCTAGTATCCCTTATGCCGCTGGTAATACGTCTTATCCTTATTCTAATCTAAATCGATATAATAAAAATCCTGTTATCTGGATTCCCTTTCAAAAAAGAAATAGAACTGGCACAGGTGATGCTCAGTCATCTTTGATAGGTGGAATCACAACAGCAGAATATTATTACGGTTCTACACCACCTGGAACACTAGCTACTCCTATGAATACTATTGTTTGGAATCCAGGTTATTACTACTTAGAAACTGCGGATACAAGAACAACAGGTGTTGATTGGATTTATAAGTCATCACAAATCGGTATTGAGGGTCAAGAGCAAATAAAGGCAAGAGGTTCTTATTCATCAATAAGCAGCAGAGGAACTGGTGAGCCTATTAAGCCATGGTTGTTTGGACCTTGGAACACAGTAGCAGGTTCAGATTACAAAGATTATGTAACACAACTGGTTGATGTAACTGATGATAATATCAATAGAGCTGCTCTTGAGCAGGTTGCAAATAAAAACTCTATTAGAACCAGATTTAAACCTGCTGGTTTAGAAGATAGACTGTTAGGCACAAGTGCGCTATATGGCGACAATACTAACGCTTTGGAAGGTAACTACCTTGTTGATGTAGAAGAGGTAGACACAATAGCTACTTCTGATTCAGTTAGAGGTGAATCTGTTAACTACACGTTCTTTGGCTTTCTTTTAGACAAAGCAAGTAAACTTAATATTAAATCAATCAAAGTAGCCTTACAAGCTGTAGCAGGACGACGGAGGCGTGGTCGATGACTAGTAAAAACACTGCGCTTTTGTTTGGCAAAGACTTAGATACTAGTGAAAGGTTTGATAAGTTTACACTAGATGATTTTGTATCCAGTCGAGGTGAAAACTTTGCAAGAGCAGGAACCCCTCCAGAAGAAGGTCAAAAGAGTGAAAACTTTGTTTGGCTAGAACAGGGTGATCACAAAGGTATAACTATCGTCAAAAAAAACACAGTCTTAGTAGGACAACCGGGAGCTAAGTTTACAGCGCCAGTTATTATTAAGTCAGGTGGTTATGCTATTTTTACTAACTGTTTTTTTGAGCAAACAAAAGCTACTGCTGAAACGTTAGTTACTATAAACGAAGGTGGAAGAGCTATATTTCAGAACTGCGTTTTTAAAAGATTTCCTAAAGGTGATACTGAAAGACTTGGGCAAGTTAGTAATACCTCATGCTATATTGCTTTAAATACGACTATCAACGGTGAAACGCTAGGTTCAGCAACAGGATGTATTTGGTTTGAGGAATCAGACTCTAACGCAGTGTCAGTTATTGATAATAAAGGCACAGGCAACGGCGACTTCTTTATAGTTACAAGCTTAAACGCAACTACTAAGTTGTTTGGCGTCGCTGCTATAACAGGAAACTTAATACTATGACAAATAGAACTCTTACAAAACATCAGTTTAGTAATCAGACTACTATCGATGGCAACAGAATAGAAGACGCTTTACAAGATGTTCAAGAGCGCTTTAACTCTTTGGACTTTAAAGATATAGATGGTTGGTATGAAAACCGTTTTCACTTTGCCAATACGCCAGCTTTATTATCTGCTGGTTCATCAGGTTATCTAACAAACACTTTTGTTTGGCACAACCCATGGATCTTAGCTATTCGTTCAGAGATGCCACATGATTTAGACGAAACTAATCCAAATAACCCTTTTAGATTTAAAGGTGCATCAAGGTTCTCACCCAATACCAACTCACAACAAGGTAGTGGATTCCCATCTGGTGCTGAATATGATATGGGATGGTTTTGGACAACATCAAAGTATTTTTCTAAGCCAACAATAATAAACGACTTTACTGTTTTTGGTTTATTTGATTCAGATTTTACTGAGGATGGTGGACCACAAGCATGGTTTAACAACCAGTTTTATTACACACCATCAGAAGAGTGGGCAAACGATTTGCAGATGTGGATTATTGTAGATAACCCACTAAACACAGGTGATACTTTTGTTCGCAATAGTGAAGTCCATCTTTGGGGATCTAGCGCAGGATCTTTTATTATGTCAGGCGACTTACAAAACCCACCGCTGGCATATAATACAGGTGAAAATATTCTAACATGGTTTCCAGATGCTTCAATAAGAAGAGTAAACGGTGGTGCTTGGCGTATGTCTGATTTAAATATCCCTGTTTTTGCAGGTTCAAGAGTTCGTTTTGTTGTAGGAGTCCCAGCTTTTAGTGAAGATACAAACGATGAAACGCCTGTTCCAAACAGTTCTGGTGTAGGTGATGGTCAGTTATGGAACGAAACAACAAACTGGTCTGATGACCCACCGGCTACTTTTGGTGGTAATATTTGGACTGTGAATATTTCAGTATTCCAGCCCTTGGAGAAAACACATGAGTGATATTACACGCAAAAAACTTGCCAAAGGAACAAAGCTTCAAGCACAACCAGTTGATGATTTCTTTACTTCTGTAGCTTCTGCTATACAGAACGGAGAGTTAGATAGGGATAATCTACCTTATGAAAGTGGTTTTGAACTAAACTATTCTGTTGATTCTATTGGTTGGACTGGTGATACGGAAACACAACAACAAGCTTGGACCTTTCCTTTTATTTTACCTGAACCACAAGATACCTTTCCACGAACGTTTCAGTTGGGTTCATCATCTACACCATACACTTTACGACGTATTGTCTTTAGTATAGACCAAGGTGATGAGCCTATTGTTTGGTTTCCTTATCAAAAGCATACTCACGTTAGTGCTGGTCAAGATCATACTATGGGCACAGTTAAAGGTGGTATGAGTGGTATCACTTTTGAACTTAACATCTTTAAGAAGACTCCATCTATTATTGCAAGCCAAATAAAAACTTGGGAAACAGAGTTAGTTTCTTATACAATCCCAGGAACTGTTTTTAACTTTAATAATATGGGACAAAACCCTTATGTTCTTGAAAATATAAACAAACTATTTTCATCTGATTCTGCTTACTGCATGTCACTTCAGTTTGTTGGTGATGAGCCAGCCGAAGATGCTGACGGTAATAAGAACGCGATGATTAAAAACTTGCAGATTAGCTTAGAGTTTTCAACACCTTTAAGAGCAAGAGATCAACAAGGAGGCACGGATGATAACCCAACTGGGATGGCGAATAATCCAGTTCTTTATGGTGATGGTTCTGATTCTCCTGATACTATAAGCTTAGGACCAATCACCCCAGGTGATACAATCCAAGCAGATCCACTACAAACTAATATTGAACAACTAGACAAAAAAGTTCAACGCAAGATGAGTGGTGGTTATTCTTCTAAGTGGTCTAAACCACAGTTCCAAGAGCAGTTAGACATCCAAGCTTATGACGCTTTTGTAGTTCCGTTGTTTAATAACAACTACAACTATAAAACTGAAGGGATGGATTTATTAACGATGCCTTACACCAGACCAGATCCTACAGCTACACCAGACCAAAAACCAACACCCCCAGGTGGAGACGTTGTATTAAGTAAAGTTTATGACCGCAGGGTTATTCCTATTACAGAACCTTTTGAGATTCATCATGTTTTTTTATGCTATGAAGGTAGAGATACGTCGGGTCCTAGCCCAACTATTAGCTCCCATGCTACTCCTGGTGGCACTCCTTTAGTAAATACCGGGACACTTGAACTGGAACTGTTTATGGGTTCAGGCTGGGGTTCTGATTGGTATGGAACTGAATCACTCGCTTATTGGGAAGAGACTAACTGGAACGATACAAACATAGTTGATGCTGGTGTAGATCCTTTAGTTCAAACTATAGCTCAACAAGAAGGCGAAACAAGAACAAGGATTATTCAGATTCCACTAAACTATCAAGCTGCTGCAACTAACAGTGAAGGTTTTGGTTATTACAGAAACGGTATTCCTGCTTTTGTGGGAAGAGGTGTTGGTTATAACTCAAACGATAGAACAGAGCACGTTAGAACAAGAGGTGTTGCACCAACTATAGCTCATACCAAAGGTCAAGAAAAGTTCTTACATATTTTGATGGGCTGGTATGGTTTGCCTTATAATACAGCTACAGACGGCCCTGGTGAATATTATGGAAGAGACTTATTAGCAAACGGTGGAGCACACTTGTTAATCATAGGAAAAAAATCACTTGTTAGAAGCGAGTGGTAATCAATAGAGGTAATACACATGGCACTTAGTCCCGAAGAGATGAAGACAATCCGAGATAAACGCGAGGGTCGAAGAGAAAAAGGTAAAGCTCTTGCTCGCCAAGCTGCTGCTCGTCAAGAAGCAGGCTTTCAAGACTTTGAAAAACGCAGAGGAGAACAACTAGAAGGCCGTGAAACTGGTCTAAAAGCACTTAAAGGTGCAGAACAAGTTGGCTCAAGAGGTATGCGGAGACAAGCTGCTGCTGGTTTAGCTGCTGGTCAAGCTGGTGGATCGTTCGGTGGTGGTGGCACAGGTGCGTCTTTACGCCAAGCTGCTGCTGAGATGGGCCAAAAACAAGCAGAGTTTGGTGCTCAACAGAGTCTTTTACAAGAGAAGTTTAAATCTGATGAGACTACAAAAGCTGCTGGCCTTGCCGAAAAAGCTGGTGAGTATGGTGCAGTTGCTTCTGTCCAAGGTGTTGAAGCTGAGAAGTTTGCTGCTGAGGCACAATCAGAACTTGAAGACAGACAACGCAAGATGGTAGAAGCCGCAGAAAACATAGCGCAACTTAAGAAAGATAATAAGGGCGAATCTTGGTATAACTCAGATAACGAAGAAGCTGCTGCTGCTGGGATTCAAGCTTTGGCTGATGCTGAAACAGACCCAGTTATTAAGAAGAAATACCAAGATGAAGCAAAACGTATCTTAAAAGAGGGCGACTCCGCTTTTTAAGAAAGGAATAATATTATGGCAAGAGTTATTAAACTACCAAGCGGTCGGGTTTTTAGAGCAGAACCTTTAACAAAAGACCCTAAAAAGCTCAGTATGGGCAATAAAGGTGCTTTTGATTTTAGTGAAACAGTTAAGTTATTAGATCAAGTAGCTGAATCAAAAGGCGTAGGTGCTCTCGCTAACATAGCTGAGAAAGGTTATGATGCTATTAGAGGTGATGTAAAGCGTCCTACAGAGGATAAGCCAGCAGATGCCCTTACACAAGCTGCTAAGGCTCGTGTAGGAACAAAAGCTATTGCACCTGCCCAAGCTCAAAAGCCAAGCACAGAAATACGCACAGAGTCCTCAGATGAAGAAAGAGGTCCTCTTCTACGTCAGCCTGGAAGACCTGAACAGACACAACGTTTTACTCCAGAACAACTAAAAGCTATTCGTGAGTTAGATGAAGCTGGCGAGGAGATGGGTCGTGAGACTGAAAGAGAAGACCGCGAGCGTCGTATTAGAGAGGATATGCAGAAGATAAGAGGGCAAGCTCCATCTTTAGAAGAAGCTGCACGTTTACGTTTAGGCGCAGCACCTCAACCTTCACCTATTCCAGCCGCAGATCCAAGACTACAAAGAATCATGGATCAATCCAGACCAGCACCAGTCCAACCTATTAACGTTGCTCCAACTTTAATCAGAGCCGGTGGACCACAACAAGCAAGTCCCGGTCAAATAGCTGCTCCTCCTATGGCTCGTGTAGCACCAGTTCCTGTTAGTGGTATGACGCCACCTTCTTACGGTGGTGCAAAGGTTCCTCGTCGTCAGACTATGGCACAAGCTGGTCAAGCCGCAGCTAAACAAGTAGCTGCTAACGTTCGTCAAGAGGCAAAAAGAAAAACCCCAGCACCCGCTGCTGAAATAGATATTACAAGATTTGAATCTCCAACAGGACAAGCCAGAGGTTCTATTGACTTTTTTAGGGAACTAGCAGGCGAGCTTGGAGCACGCGGTATTGGTATGCCTAATATCTCACAAGAGCCTTTAGATATTCCTTACACAGTATCTATTGATCAACTTTATGGTTATGCTAAAAACGCTCAGACCCCTCAAAATCAAAAACTAGTGCTTGATGCTTTGGCTAATAACCGTGTTACAGGCATGGGCTTTTCTACTATAGCTGATAGGTTAAGTGGAGCATATCGCCAGCGTTACTTAAAAAACGTTGTAGCTTTATTTCCTAAACAACAAAAGGCACCAAACCTTATCGACGCTATTGGAACAGTTGGTAAAGCTTACGCTTCCGAACAACTTGGCCGACGTAGAGCAAGAGATATTTCAGCCGGTGCAGCAGAAGCAGGCGTTGCTAAAACTCGTGCAGGCACAGCTAAGTTAGCAGCAGGAGCACAAAGATCCGCTGAACAAGCCGTAACTGAAAGAGAAACCCGCCCAGGTCGTGTTAATCTATTAGCTGCTCAAGCTTCAAGTAAAATCTTTGATTCAGCAATCAAGGCTATCAAAGCAAAAAAACGTCGTGGTAGAGGTCGCCGTCGTGCTAAACCTTTAGTAAAAGATTTCGTTAAGCTTTATGAAGGAACTTTCTCTAAGGAACAAGGTGCTGGACAGAAAAGACTTGATGATCTTTTAGATATTCAACGTAAACTAAAACTTAAAGCTGGTCAAGCTAGAGCAGGAGCTAAGGTTACTACTTCAGAAAGAGTTTTAAACAAGACAGCCGCTGCTGCAAAAAGCAAAGCAATCAGAGAAGCTAACGCAGCCCGAGGGCAGTTAACTGATATTGCAAACCAAATCAGGAATCAAAGAGGTTTATTAAACGATCTAGCAAGAAAACGTGGAGCTTTCAGTGCTTTTGCTGGTAGAACTTTATTACAGAATAGACAGCCTACTGAAGAAGAACTTAAGGCTTTTGGTTTAACTCAGCAACAAGTTCTTGACGCAAGATCAGCTATTGCAGGGCCAGACGGAAGATATCAGCGTTCAGACCGTAGAAGACCCGCTGGAAAAAAACCAACTAGCAAACCCAAGAAGAAAACAGCAAGAGACTTCTTACCAGATTAGGATATTTTTACATGGCAACAGTTAGACAAAAGATCAACGCTGCGAGAAAAGCCGGTATTGCTGGTGAAGATATCAAGGCGAGGATGAGAGAACTTGGTCTACGCAAAGAAGACGTAGATCTAGATTATGATGAAGCAAAGATTAAAGGCCAAAGTAGACTAACAGAAAAGTCTATTAAGGAAGGTTTACCCTTTATAGGCTCAGAGCCTCTTGAAGCCTCGCAAATACCCGCAGAGGCACCTGCCCCTGTCACACCAGTAGAAAGGCCGTCAGCGCCCGTTGTAGAGCGCGCCAGACCTACTTTATCACAGGGCAGAAAGATTGAAGGTGAAGGTTTTGTTAAGGCCGGTCTTCGTGGAGTAATCCCAGATGCTTTTGGAATCGAAGAAGCTATCTTAGGTCCGAAGCCTCTTATCTATGACAAACAGCAAACTCAAGCAGATATCGCCAAATACAAAACTATTGGACCTGATGAGTATTCTTTATCTACAAAACAACTTGTTAGACCAGTTGGTCTAGCTGCTGGTGTTGCTGCCGAAGCTGTAACACAAGCTGGTGTAACCTTACCTGCTGCTGTTGAGTCTCTTGCTGGTGTTGCAGGACAGATGGCTGCTGGTAAAACTTTTAAAGAAGCTGCAAGAGCAGTCCCTGACCCTGGAACTTTTGAAAAACAAAGAGCCAAAGCACTTGAACAAGCCACTGGTATTCCTGCAAAAGAGTTTAGACCAAAAGGTAGAGCAGCACTTGCTCAATATGCACCTTCTATTTCTGAAGATCTTTCAGCAGCAGAAGCAACTTTAAGAAGGCAAGCTTCAAAAGATGTTTACACTGCGATGCAAGATGACGCATCAGAAGTTCTTGTAGGTCTTGGAACTGGTTTATTTACAGACATCATCCCTATTTTACCCGAACAAGATCCATCTAAAACTACTGGTGAAGTATTTGAAGCTGCTTATGAACGTGGTCGAGAGATGCCCGCAGTTTTAGCAGCGTTTGGTTCTATTGGTGTAGAAGCCGCAAACCGCGCTGGTAACGGTGATTTTGCTGGTGCTGCCAGAGTTTTAGCTGAAAAGCCAGCTACACTAGCTTTGACTTTAGCGCCGTTCTATCATAAGCTTCCAGCAAGAGGAAAAGCTTTTGTTGATAGAGCAGCAAGATTTGTGCCTGGAGTTGCCGCTCGATTAGCTAGAAAAGTAGTAAGTCCCGAAGGACGAGCAAAAACTAAAAGAGTAGTATCAGATCCTTTATCTCAGCCTACTGTAGAAGAAACAGCAATAACAGAAAGAATCTACGAAGAAGCTCGCTCTACTCGTGAAAAAGCTGCCGAGGCTGTTAGGGAAATCTCAGAAGAAAAAGCAGAACCTAAAGAGGGTTACCTAACTGAAGAAGGGTTTGTCGATAAACCAAAAGTTGATGAAGTCCTTGCAGAACAAGAACAAGCTTTATTTGAGCGTGACTCTAGTATTGAGTCTGAACGTAAACTCGGCCCAGAGATGGACGTTTCACCTGAATATGAAATAGTTGAAAAACCAAAAACCTTTGATGAATATACAACTGCCGAAATCGAAAAAAAGATAGATGACGCTTCACCTAAAGCACAAAATATTGAGCGTGCAAAAATCGACGTTGAAACACAGATCGAAAAAGAACGACTTACCTCCGAAACGTCAGATAAACTTAGAAAGGCTACAAGAGAAGCTGATCTTCTTGCAGAGGAATATGTTGCAGAGGATACAGGTGTCATCGATGCAAAGATGAAACTTGAGGAAATCACGGAAACAGTATCAGGAGAAGGTCAACTTAATAAAAAACTCATAGCTGAGAGAAGATTGAGCGCCCAAAAAGGAAAAGTCCGACGAGAATATTTTGATACACCTGAAGGACAAAAGGCTAGAAAAGCTTTAAAAGAACTTCAGGATCGAATCAATCAAGACTACGAAAAAAGTATTAAAGCTGTTGATAAAAAAGCTAAAGAAGCATATGAGGCTATTGAACGCAACGTTGTTGAAGTTCAAGAAGGTAAGTTTGTAGATAAGTTAAACAAGTTAAAAGAAAATACATATGTTGAAGCAGAAAACGCGCTTTTAAAAAAGATAAAAGCGGAGCAAAAAACAAAAACGACTGCTGTTTTAGACCCTAGTTTTGAAAGAGTAGCCTTTCCTGAAGCCAAAGAAGTTCTTATCGACCCTCAATCAAACAGACCACTAGTAGACAAAACTGGTGAATCCTATGATATTACTCGTTTAGAAGTCTTACAAGTTGAAGAAATCAGTAAAAGGGTTAAAGAACTTTCTAAGAAAGGTAATACTAACGAAAGAGTTTTTGAAATCTTAGATAATCCGTTAGAGCCTACTCTTGAAAGTAAGGCTTTAAGAGAAATAAGGACTGAACATCCAAAGTTATATCAGGTAGTCAAAAACGAAATACTTGAGAACGGAACTTTAGAAGGGATTGAAACAACAGCTTCTACCAGACAAAGAGTTGTTGAAGTTAAAGAACCTCAAAGATTAGTTGAATCTTTTGAACCTAGTTTACCTGATACAGCATCAGGTATCGCTAATAGGCATCAAGCCTCACCAAAAATAAGAGAGATTATTGCTAAAGGTGTAGCTGATATTGTTGATAAAAATATTATTACCTTGTTGGTTGATCCAAAAACTAGGTCAAGTTTTGCTAAAAGTTTAGTTAAAGAATATATTCCAAGAGCACAATACGGGGCACGCACTAGTAATATTAAGATTATTGGTAATCGTTTGCGCGAACTTGTTAAAGCTGGTGATCTTTCAGATATTTCAATACAAGTTGGTAGTGAGTTTATCGGTCCAGAAAAACTTAAATCAAAACTATCTGAGTTTTTAGACGAACAACCAAAAACTGAAGCAGGCAAGTTACATACAGCTATTAAAGATTCTGTTATATTTAAAGTTAAACAAGCTGCTTTTAAAGAATCACTAAGCCAAAATATTAAATATGAAACTGCTGGTATTAAGGTTGATGTCCCTGGTGACCCGTTTGCTGCTCGTGACCCTGCTCGTCTTACAACTACATCTAATCCTTTAGAAGTTATTCAAGATGTTTTAGATAGGGCAGGCACAGATAACATGGCCCCTGCTGGGGTAGTAGTTCCAAAAGGAGCAAGCCTTGATGCTATTGCTGACGGTGTAGCAAAACAAAAACCTTTAGTTGGTGAGACAATCAGAGGTTATATAAAGCCTGACCCGGTGTTAGCAAAAGTTATTGGTTCAGATATTTATGTTGCTCCGAGCTTTAACGCATCTTTTGGAAATATTCTCAGAGCCTTAGATGCAGTAAACAAAGTTAACGATGGTTTTTTTGGGTTTGATTTTATTCGTGAAACTAAAGTTGGATATACTTCAAGAAATATTGCTTCTGCAAGAAACAACCTGAAATCAAACGTTCTTCTTTATACCCTATATTATGGTCTTAACGAAGGAGCAATAGCAGCCAGTGGTATCCCTTCTGCACTTTACAAGGCTATTGGTTCAGAAGTATTTGGAAAAAACTTTAAACCTTCTAAGATGCTTAACGAAGCTGGAAGTGCTTATGAAAGATTCGCAAATAAAAAACCTAAAGATGTGTTTGAAGCTGATCTTTTTAAATCTATGCGTGAATCAGGCTTGGTTGACAATACTAATATTTCTAACGAAGTTTCACTACTAAATAAAAGTTCTTTGATGAGTGACGTAGCAGGGAAAATACCCGTAGTTGGTAAAGCTGTAAGTCGATTTATTAAAAGAACTAACGCAGTCCAAGATACAGCTTATACTTTTGGTGATAACTACTTCAAGTTCTTAGCTGCTTATCAAGAAATATTTACAGGCAAGGCTGCAATCGAAAAGCTTACACCGATTGCAGAAGGCTCTGTTTTCGGAACTAACGTAACGTTGTGGGAAAAAGGTAATCCTATGATGACCTTAAGGCTAGACAATAATATTTATATTGATATAGTAAAAGGTTCAGATGGTAAGATATACAGACTATTACCCGGAGACAGAGGACCTCAGAGCCTTAGACGAAGACTCTCAAGAAAGCCTTTAACTGATAGACAACTTAATAGATATCTCAGTAAGGGTGCTGCTAGACTATCTTTTCAAAAGTTTGTTGATTACGAAAGAATCCCTGGTTATCTTGGCTTTCTACGCGCTCAACCAACAACTGGTTTGGTTTCGTTATTTACTACCTGGGCTTATAAGATGATGGATCTTCCAGGTAAGCGCGGTATTGCAGGTCACTTCTTAGCTGGCGAAACAGTTATCTCTAAAACAACTGACCCTGGCGTGGCAAGTATGTTGAAGACTCAGAAAGTAAATCGTGGAGCAAGTAGAGCAGCAGCAGTTGCACTAGCTAAATCACAGATAGATTCTGAACAAGACCCTAATATTAGACGTATGTTGGCCTGGAATAAGAAGGGCATGGTTCCTATTATTGCTTCAGTATCACAGTTAGACCCATGGTCTTTTGTTTACAGAGACGAGACAGCAACAAACTTCTTTGCTCCTTCAGAAGCAGTAGCAAGACTTTTATTAGGCACCGGGATAGCTGCTGCTGATGCTTGGTTTGATAACGCTGATACTTTAGCTGGAAGTGTTAGAGATCTTACTCTACAAAAAGGTGAGAATCCACGTATAACTACTACTGCCGGTAAAGAAGCTCGTAAGCTTTGGATGAAGTGGAGGTCAGGCGAGGTAGTAAGTGCCAAAGATGCTTTAGCAATAGCTGGTGTAGGCGGCACTCCTTTGTTTGATTTAGTAGATATGGCTATTGAATCTGAGAAAAACCCTAACGTTGACTTAGCTGCTTATACAGTTGCGTGGTTAAAAAACATGACTATGGGTGCAACAACAAGAGCTTTATTAGAATCTGCTTACGGGACGCAGCGCACACACCAAGACGTTTTAAGAGACCCAAACTTTTTAGATAAAACTTTTTTTAGAGATCGCTACAAGAAATCGTTGTCATCTGCTTTCCGATCAAGACAAAGAGATAAGATCGATGCTGCTGATGCTTACTCTTCAGCAGCAAGAAGCGCAGTTGATATGGCACTAGGAACAGGATATCGTATGTCCTTTGCCCATAAAACTATTGGCAATAGAGATATGGGAACTGTGCAAAGATGGGTTGATAGATTTGGCAAAAAGCTAAAAGCATCCTTACTTACAGAACAAAAGCGACGGTTAGACGCTATGGCTGCTGCCGGCGATCAAGACGCAACAAGAGAACTAGCTGACCGTTATGCTGTATTAAAATCCGCAGTAGACACGCAAACTAACGCTTTTAAACTGAGATTAATCAACTCTTTAAAGCAACAAAAATATTACCAAGGGCTTGATAAGAGTGGTAAATAATATATGGAGATCACACTATGACCGAACAGAAACAAAAAACAACTAACTACCGTATTTCATCAGCGCCAGTAGTTGGTTCACAAGGAGATGTTTATCCAATCGCAGCTTCTGCTGGTGGAGAGGCAAGACCTATTCTACCTTACATAAGGACTACACACAGCGTTCCTACGGCAGAGGTAGTAGGTATCCTTATCTGCGCTGCAACAGCCGCAGTCGTCGTTAGAGGCGACTTTATTGGCGTAGCCGCAGGCAATACTGGAAAAGGAATCACAATCGCAGCAGGGCAGAGCCTTTACATCCCTAAACCAACAGATGGTTGGGGTGCTGAAAGTTCCGCAGAGTGCTACGTTGCTATGTTCTACTAGGATAACAATATGTTTAATCGACTAGGCGTATTACAAAGTTCTTTAACTGGTGCTTCCCCACGAGCTTCTGCTGGTGGAGGTGGTGGTATCTCATATAATATTAACGACGTTGCAAACGGTGTTATTACAGATCCAGAAGGAACCCTATACGATGACGGTGGACCCAACGACCCTTATGGCACTGACTATTATCAAACAACTATTCAAGCTGCGGCTGGCACACAAGTAAGAGTTACACTAACCGTCTTTGAGATGGGAGATAGTGCTGGCCCTGGAGGAAGATCCGGTTATGAGAAACTTCGTATCTTTGATGGGCAAGAAGGTGTGCGTGTGTATTTTGGTAGCGGAACTACAGGCGATGTATTATTGGGGGAACAGACAACAAGCTTTGTCGGTGGCTCCTTGCGAATCGTCATGGACAACGCCGGCAAATATGGTCTGGGAGGCTACTTCGGAACAGATGATGCAGGCTTTGCACTCAGTTGGGAGACCATCTAGTATATGAAAAATCTACGCAAGTTCGCAAAAGAAAAAGAACTGCCGTATGGGCCAATAGCTGCTATCTACCGTAAAGGTTTAGCAGCATGGCAAACAAGTCACCGACCAGGAGTTTCACAACACGCCTGGGCTATGGCAAGAGTAAAGTCAGTGTTGAAAGGTGGTAAAGCTCGTGGCGTTGATGCCAAAGAGTGGAAAGCAATACAAAAATACAGAGCGGCAAAACGCTCACGGAGTAAATCATGAGTAAAGTATGGAGTTGGGTAAAAGGCAAAGTTGTCTCCCGTAAGTTCTTAGTTACAATCGGCGCAATCGTTGGTGCCTTTTCAGGTGTAGTTACATGGGACGAAGCTGTCTCAGTAACTATGGTATGGTTAGGCGCACAGGGTGCAGTTGATATGGCTAAGGAACTAAAAAACTAATATGAGAAGAAAGAAACTAAGTGCCTGCTTTTATGTAGATGAGTTTATGTGTGGCTGTTGTGGTGAGGTTGGAAACAAAAAGAACCTTCAGCAACTGGTTACACGATTAGAGATGCTTAGAACTAAGTTCGGCAGACCTATTCATATTGTTGGTGGCTATCGCTGCGACAAAGGAAAGAACAACTCACATCATATCTGTAAAGGCGCTGACATCCGCATAGACGGTGTTTCTGAAGGACGGCTAGCCAAGGCTGCCAAAGCTTTCTTTAAGAACGTTAGAGTCGGTCCTGGCTACGTTCACGTTGACTTTATGATAAAGAAAGACAAACCAACTGAGGAGATATCTGATGTCAGCAACAAGACAGACCCTAAACCCAGCGTTAAAAGAAAAGTTCGCCGGAAGCCAGCCGCAAAGTCAGCAGCCAAACCCAAGACGACAAGCCGCAAAAGACCTAGCAAAAAAGAAGAAGGCCAAAAAGGAGAATAATAGCTATGACTATTGAACTACTCCTTCCCTTACTTAGCTCTATTGTTTTAGTCGGGGGACTTGGTTACAAACTAAACGCAGAGTTATCCGCTATCCGTCTTATGGTTGAAAAGCTTATTGTTAAAGCTGATGGAAAGTGGGAACGTCTTGATAAGCTTGAAACTCGTATTGAGGTTCTTGAGAAGACAAAGCAGTGTGGTAAATAATAGCAGCAGTGTTAAACACTTCTGCACAAAACAGCAGCCTACCGCCAACTGGCTGCAACAAGTATCTTTTTTACTTGTAAAATAACGCCAATAGGCGATAGGAGAAATCATGGCTATTATGACAAATACCTGCACCGTTCAGGTTCAAGCAAACGGAACAGCAACAATCCCAGAAGGTAACTGGAAAGTTATTTCAGCAACAGGTATCGCTACAGCAGCCGGTGCTGGTGCTGGAACTGCTACTTGCACAATCACCGTTGGTGGTTCTACTTGTGTTTCAGGATTCTTTGATGCAGTTGGTGGTGGACCAATCGCAAACAACTTTTCTGATAAGTCTTGCTTTTACGCAAGTGCTATCGATGATGACCATGCTAACGTAAGTGCTGGTGATGTTATCGCTTCTGCTTGTGGTTCTGCATGGGACACCAATCAGTCTGAGTTTCAAGTTACACTAAAACGCACATAAGATGAGCAAGTCTGCACGGAAGGATGCTGCTAAGAAACTGAATAGTCCTCAGAGAACATCTGAAGGACCAAAGAAGTTTGTAGTTTATGTTAGAGATCCGAAGACTGGGAATATCAAAACCGTTAGGTTTGGTGATCCTAATATGAAGATTAAGAAGTCTAACCCAGCAAGACGCAGATCCTTCCGTGCTAGGCACAAGTGTGACCAAAAGAAAGATAAGACCACAGCAGGATACTGGTCCTGCCGTGCATGGAACTAGAGGAAACCATATGAAAAAAGTAATATTATGCATGTTAATAACTGCGTTAACGTTCGGATGTTTAATCGAAGAGAAGCACTACGCTTGTGATGGTGATGCTAAGTGTTGCGCTGGTCCTGATGACCTTGATGTCAAAGATCATAACGACGCTATTGAAGATGCCGA